CACGCTGGCGTCTGTCACTAATCACGCTGACTGCCGTCTCCGCTGGTATTCCATCGGCTCGTCGATGACGCTTGCCACGCTAGATAGCAGGCTTTCGACGTTGTTCACTGCCATCACGGCCGCCATCTCATGACACTCGCAGAACTTACGCTGCCGATCTCATACGAGGATTCCAAGCAATACGCTCTGGTGTTCACTCCGCAACTCGCCTCGCGCCTCGCGGAGCTCCACGCGGAGCATGGGAACACGAATTGCGTGCCGATGCCGCGCATGCTGACGGACGGGCGCCTCATGCTCTGCGCCGACGTGCTCACCGAGGTCATGCCCGGCGGACTGCTCCACGCCATGTGGGCAGCGGCCGACCAGGCGACGCTCTTGTCGAGCGTCGAGGTGATCCCGTGGGACGAGGCCGTGGCGCTCCTGCCGCCGGATCCATCCATCCAATGACCACTCCCACCCCTGCCGCCGTGCTCCTGGCCTACGGCCGCTGCTGCGGCCGGCGATGCGTCAACTGCCCGTATACGCCGAGGTGGGTGGCGGGGGCGACGAACACGAGGTAGATCATGCCAGCCGATCCACACATCCAGCGGCTCGTTGGGCAGAAGCTCGCGGAGGCCCTGTCGGGCTACGAATGGCCGGGCACGCTCTCGACCATCGAAGCCGCCTGGCGGCGGAAGCCGGACTACGACCTCACCGACCTGGGCACGCTGAAGGTGTCGGTCGTGCCCGGGCCGGTGCAGATCAACCAGCGGCAACAGGCACCGCGGGGGGCCGACTTCTTCGAACTCACGGTCGGGATCGTGATCGCCAAGCATGTCGGCAGCGAGCAGGAGATCCAAGACCTCGAGGATCTGAACCAGGCGATCATGGACGCGATCCGCAGCGAGCTGCTGCCGCTCGACGACCTGGAGGCAGCCGACTGGCTCGACATCGGCCAGCCGGTGCCCTACGACGTGGAGGCACTTCAGGAACGAAACGTGTTCCTGTCGCAGATCGAAGTGACCTACATGGTCGGGATGAACAAGCTCGCGCCGCCGCCCGCACCGTGAGGTAGGCCATGCGGTCCCCCGCCCTGATCCCGTTCAGCAATTCCACGGCGGGCATTTCGTCCGCGTTTCCCGGCATCCCTGCCGGCATCAACTACAACTACTTCTTCGACCGGGCGGTGGTGAAAAACACCCTGTCGAAGATGACCCACAAGGCCCTCTACCGGTCGGGCTCGGTGGTCATGCAGCTCGCCCGGCGGTCGATCAAGCGGATGGGCATGGCCCGGCCGAAGCTCAAGGTGATGACGGAAAACCCCGACCAGTCGATCCGCGACCTGATCGGGATGAGCGAGGCCAGCGGCAACCGGCGGCAGGCCAACCAGCTGCGGCGGCGGCTCCTGGAGATCCAGGCCAAGGCCCCGTCGGCACCCGGAACGCCGCCGCACACCCACCGCGGCAACCTCCGCGACAAGCCGGGCATCGTGTTCGCCTTCGATCCGATCAGCGAATCGGTGGTGGTCGGGCAGGGGGCGCCGTCCGCGGCCTGGCTCGCGAGCCTCCACGAGTTCGGCGGCCGCGAGCAGATGCAAGGCTGGGCGTGGATCCCGCGGTGGCCGCGGTCCTACCGCAGCGGCATCATCGGATACTGGAGGATCGGCCGCGAGCCGAAGCGCAAGGACCGCTGGGAGCGGACGCGGTTCCAGGAGACGTTCCCCTACCCCGAGCGGCCGTACATGCGGCCCGCGATGAAGAACGCCATCGCCTCCGGGCGGATTGCCAAGGAGTTCGCCAACCGCTTCAAGGTCGGCGGGCTCTGACACCACAGGCCACCGGTAGACTGATGTTCAGGTGCGGCAAAGGCCGCCCGGACACCGGCGAGAGGGCCAGATGGCAGCCACGATCAACCTCGGCAAAGACTGGACTCTTTCCGGCCTGGTAGGCGTGTCCGACCTCACGGTCACACGGTCCGCCGAGGGCATCGACACCACCACGCGATCCGGCGCGAAGCCGATCAAGAAGGTCAAGGGCGGCATCCCCGACTACACGTTCGAGGGCACGGTGCTCGCCACCGCGACGACCTCGATGGTGATCGGGCAGAGCTATTCGCTCACCGTCAACGGTGGCACGGCCAAGGACGTCATCTGCATGACCGCCAACCGTGAGGAGCCGCAGGAGGGCGTGGTCACGTACAAGGTCACGATGAAGCCCGGCGTGGCGAGCGAGACCGCCAATCAGGTCACGGTCGGCCCCAGCGACTACCGCTCGTAACAAGGAGTTTTCATGCCCGCCGCAACGACCACCTACAAGCTCGGCCGCGACTGCATCAACGTCCTCCCGGGCGTGGAAAACGACGACATCATCGACTCCACGGTCAGCGTGTCGGCTGCCGACCTGGACGTCACGGTGTTCAAGTCGACGGCGATCACCGAGCTGGTCCACATGGCCGGCATCATCGACATCTCGATCGACGTGAACTGCACGCACGTGACTGGCGCCGTCGGTGACGAGGGGGCGATGGACATTGCCGGCCTGCCGAGCACGCTCAACGCCGTGATCCTCGACATCCAAGAAAAGCCCAACATGAAGGGCAAGGTCGAGTACACGGTGAAGTACGGAGTGACCGAGCCGGAGGCGGCGTGATCGCTGGTCCGCGTGGCTAAGGTACAGCTCGGCCGCGACCAGGTGCTCACGCTTGACGGCACGGTCCTGGAAGGCGTCCGGGAACTCGACATCGACATGGCCATGTCCACGCACGACGTCACGTCGTGGTGGCACGGCTGGAAGTCAACCCTGCCGCTCGCGGCCGACGCGACCGTCAAGGTGCTCATCTACTGGAAAGAGAACTACGACGATTTCGCGGCGAAGTTCAACCGGCACCCGCCTGATCCGTTGACGCTCGGGATCAGCAACGTCGGACAAGCCGACTTTGTGCCGGTGAACATCGCCGTCAAGCAGCCCATCGCCGGCGTGCTGGCCTGGGAAGTGACTCTGAAGCTCTGGACCTACGGACCCCCATGAAAACCTTCAAAACCACCGACGGCACGGAATGGCAGGTGACGGTGAACGTCGGCACCATCAAGCGGTGCCAGGACGACACCGGGCTGCGGCTCACCGACCTGTTCGCCAGCGCCGAGAAGATCGGGGCGTTCTTCGCGGACGACGTGAAGTTTTGCGAGGTGCTGTTCTCGACCATCCGGCCGCAGGCGGAGGCGGCCGGCAAGACGCTCGACGATTTCCTGGCCGGCATCGACGGCACGGTGATCGAGGGAGCGGTGGAGGCGCTGCTCGCGGAGGTCGCCGATTTTTTCCAGGAGCCCCGCAAGGGGCTGCTGAAGAAGATGCTGGCCCGGTATCAGGCGGCACACCAAAAGGTCATGACCGAAGGCGTCCGCGACGCGGAACAGAAGATCGAGGAGACGGACTTCGAGACGCTCCTCCGCCAGACCCTTACGAACTCTGCTTCGAGCTCGCCGGCCAGTGCGGCGTAGACCCGTGGGGCTACACGCTCCGTGAACTGGATTGGATGGCCTGGGGACGGTCGAACGAACACTGGAATCACACGGCCTCGCTCATGACGCTCCTCGCCAGCATCCACAGTGACCCGAGCAAGGGATCGCCGCCGACGCTGGCGACCTACCACCCGTACCTCCCAGAGCCCGAGATCCCGGAGGCGACTCCGGAGGTGCTCGCGGCCCTCGGCATCGCCATGCGGCGGCACAAGCCTGCGGAGGTGACGCATGGCGGCTAGTGCCGGAGCAGTCCGTGCGGGCGGTGCCTTCATCGAAATCTTCGCCAAGGATGGCGCGTTTCAGCAGACCATGACCAGGGTGCAGAACCGCCTCAAGGCGGTGTCCGCGTCGATGCGGCAGATCGGCACCAACCTGTCGATCGGCGGTGCGGCCCTTGGGGCACCGTTCGTGATCGCCGCCGGTGAGGCGGCCAACTTCACGCTCGCCATGGCCCAGGTGCGAGCGAACACGAGCGCGACGGAGGAGCAGTTCAGGCGGCTCAACGCCGCCGCCCGCGAGATGGGCGTGGCCATGGGCAAGTCGCCGACCGAGACGGCCAACGCGATGAACGAACTGGCGAAGGCGGGCCTGGACGCGGAGGGCACGATCAGGGCGGTCGGCCCCGTGCTGGCCCTGGCAGCCGCCGACAACATGGGGTTGGCCCGAGCCGTCGAGGTGGTGGTCGGCACGATGTCCCAGTTCGGCATGGCCACGAGCGACTTCGGTAGCATCGCCGACCGGCTCCAGGCGGCGGCCAATGCCTCGACGACGAGCGTGGACCTGATCGGCGAATCGCTGTCCTACGTCGGGCCGCAGGCCCAGATGGCGGGGCAGTCTTTTGACGACGTGGCGGCGGCCCTCGGCACGCTCGCCCAAGGCGGAATCCGCGGGAGCATGGCGGGCACGCAGCTGGCCCGCGTGCTCGAGGCCATGGGCAGCGAAGAGGCGAAGTTCAACAAGCTTGGCGTGAGCGTCCGCGATGCCCAGGGCAACCTGCGGCCGTTCATGGACGTGGTCCGCGACCTTGGGACGGCCACGGCCGGCATGAACAACGCCGACCGGATGCAGGCGTTCATGGACATCTTCGACATCCGCGGTGCGCGTGCGGCGGCGACCCTCTCGCAACTCGGCGGCGAGTTCGACCGCATCCTCGGCACGATCCAGGGGTCGGCAGGGGCCGCGGCCGGGAAGGCCGGGCAGGTGCTCCAGAGTTTCGGCGGCCAGGTCCAGGTGCTCGCGGCGAAGTTTGCCGACCTGAAGATCGCCGTCATCACGTCGATGGGCACCACGGCGACCGCTGTGGTACAGGGCCTCGGCCGAGCCTTGGAGATCGTCACTCAGTTCATCCAACGCAACCCGCAGCTGGTCGCCACGGTGGCGGCGGTCGCCGGCGGGATGCTGGCGCTGGGCATCGCGGCGACCACTGCCTCGATCGGCTTGCGGGTGATCGCCAGCGGAATGGGCGTGCTGAAGTCGGTGCTCCAGGTCATCCCGGCCCTGTTCACGCCGGTCGGCTTGGCGGCCACAGCCGCCTTCGCCGCCGTCGCCGCCGGCGTGGTCGTCGCCCGCACGCTGTCGCCGGCCTTCAAGGCCGAGACCGATGCGATCTGGAAGGCCATCACGCAACTCGACTTCGGGACGGCGTGGCAGATCATGAACCTCAACTTCTCGATCGCCCTCATGCAGATGAGCAAGGCGGCGAGCGGATTCCTGGGGACGATCCAGGGGACGTTCACGTCCGCCGGGGCGTTTGTCGGCGACATGCTCACCCAGGGCCTTGACCGGTTCATGGGCTTGTTCGGGGCTGACATCATCACGCTCCAGAATGGGTTCGAGCGGCTGGGCATCTACTTCCGTGCGGCGTTCGATTGGAAGTTCGCGCTGACCGGGATGGGTGCGGCCATCAAGGCCGCCGACGCTGCCGCAGAGAAGGCGAGAGCAAGGGCACCGACCGCCGATGCCCGGGCAGCCGATCGGGCCGCCGCCCGCCAGCGGGCGGCGAATGGCCGGCAGGAGGCCATGGACAAGGACGCCGCTGGGTGGGACGGGGTGATCGAGGAGCTGCGGAAGGATCTCGCCCGGGCCAAGGGGCGGCTGGAGGAGAAGCCCGCGGCCAAGGCTGACGCTCCGGCATGGGTCGCACAGGCCCGAGAGGATCGCGGCGTCATGCCTCCAGGCATGGGAGCTGCCGCGGAGGCCGGGGCAGCCGCCGGCATCGGCCAGACCGTTGGCACCTTCTCCTCGACCGGCGAGGGGCTCGGCATCGGTCCGGAACTGAACAAGCTCGAGCAGCCAGCCATCCAGACGGCGGCGAACACGGCCCGGGCCGCCGGTGCGCTGGAGCAAATGCTGGCGGCCAATCGGATTGAGCCGGCGGCCGCCGGCGGCGGCGTGGCTGCTGGGGTTGTTGCGCCGCTCGCCGCTCCAGTAGCGGCGAGAGCGCAAGCTGGCGTGGCACAGGTCGCCGACGCGCAGGCGCTTTTCAATTCGCTTGATTCCCGACTTGACGCGCTTGTCAAGGTTTCAACGGAGCACCTCGCCGTCGCAAAAGAGTCGAGGACGTATTTCGGCACGATGGTCCGTGCTCTCGAGAAAGGCTACCAAACGATTTTCTCATGAGCATCAAAGTCTACGAACTGGTGGACAGCATGTCCGGCTCCGTGAGCAACGAGTCGGAGGGCGGCGAGGTCCGCGAGGTGAAGCGGCGGTACGTGATCGGACGCTGCGACAGCGGCTTCAACCAGGTCGTCGCCGAGATGGAGAAGTACGCTCCGAACTACGTGAACGGCGACGGGGCGGGGCTGTATTGGGTTCGCAGGCGGCTCGACGTCAACGGCATCGGTAACGCCTACTTCGACGTCACCGCCGTCTACCAGACGCTTCAGCCGAAGGTGTCCGACGCTCCGGAGGGTGGCGACGACTTCGTGCCTGGCGCTCTGGCGTGGGACACGACCGGCAACACCGAGCACATCACCCAGGGCCTCGACGACGAGGAACGTTTCCCGGACCAGTCGCCGGATTTCCAATCCGCCCTCAACGTGTCAGGCGACAGCGTGCAAGGGCTGGACGTGGTGCGGCCGAACCTGCGGTATTCGGAGACGTGGATCATCCCGGCCCAGGTCGCGATCAGTTGCGAGTTTGTGGGCAGCGTTTACCGCCTCACGGGCTCCGTCAATCAATCAGCGTTCCGCTGCTTCGCCCCCGGCGAGGCCCTGTTCATGGGCGCCCGCGGGCAGTGGAACGGCGACCAGCCCTACGTGACCGTGACCTTCGACTGGGAGGCACGCCCCAACGTCACAGACTTCTACGTGAAGGGCATCGGGCAGTTCCCGAAGGATGGCTGGGAGCACGTGTGGATCTGGTACCAGCCAGAGAGCAGCGGCGGCTCCCTGATCCGCAAGCCGATCGCCGCGTACAAGAACCGCGTCTACCACCAAAAGAGCTGGGCTGCCCTCGGCATGATCGCCGGTACTATCGGCGGGCCGCGGGCCGGTGCGAACGGTCAGGCCGGTGCCGCCGGCGGGAACGGGTTGGCGTAATGGGCACCGATCCACGGCAACACGTCAAGCCGGGCGACAAGCTGCGGATCGCCGCGGAGCAGATCAACTTCCTCAACGGGTTGATGCGGCCGGACACCGGGTTCAAGGGGCCGGCGCTGCCGGGCTACGAGCCTGGTCGAAACGTCATCATGGCCCGCAACAGCAGCGGCGGCGACCTCAACCGCTGGGGCGTGCTCGCGATCACGGGCATCGAAATCAACCCCTCGGAAGGCGAAACAAAGCGGCGGAGCTTCGAGGAAATGCCGTGCGTTGTCGGCACCATGCCGTCGGCCACCACCGGGGCCGCCTTTTGCATCGCCGTCGAGCCGATCAAGGCCGGCAAGATCGGCCGCGTGGTGGTGGCGGGTGTGGTGCAGGCCAGGCTCACGGTGGGCGGCGGCGGGTCCGGCGACAGGGCAAAGCCGCACGCATCACGCGAGACGTTGCAGCTCGGCGCCGACGGCCCGGCTCGCGTGCTATGGCGGCAGAGCGGTACAGGGACGGTGTGGGGGCTGGTGCGCATCGACGACGGTGGCGGCGAAGTCCGGGTCGGGAAGGTAACGGCCGACTGGGCGTTCGGCACCTGTGCCACGGTCACGATTTGGGAGGGCGAGGCCAGTTCCGGGGAGTCCTGCAAGCCGACGCAGACAAGCCCGGCCGCGACGATCGCGGACGTCCGCAATCTGTCGCGCGACGTGAAGGCCCAGTCGTGGGTAGAGATCGCGCGGGCCGCAGATGGCAAGTGGTATCTCGTCGAGGCGGGCTCGCCAGATGATGAAGGATCTTGCCGCAATACCATCGGCGGCGAAGACATCACGAAATGGCCGGGATGGGATGGGACAAAGCAACAGATTCTCGGCCACGACGAAAACGGATGCTTGAAGTGGTTTGATATCGCTGAATGCGAAGAAGGATCCACCGGCGGGGGTGGCGCATGACGCTCATCACCTTCCAAGACGGCAAGCCCGTCCTGCGCGACGGTGCGGTTGGGACGGAGCAGGCGTGCTGCTGTGGATGCTTCGGGTGCGTGATAGACGGCCAAGTGAAGTGCCAATACACGACGAAAGAGTCGTGCGAGGAATGCACTCGCACATACCAATGCCACGAGCGCGTGAACACTGAATGCGACGGCGACTGCCCGGAGGGGTATGAGCCGTACACCGACTCTCGCACGGCCATCCGAATCACGTTCGCAAATAACTGCTGGCCTCAATCCTATTTCGACTACTCCACAAACACGTCGTTCGTTTACTTCGCCGTCGTAGATGAAGTCGTAATCGGATGCGGCCAAATCTTGTCCGCCACGATTGCATCGCAGTCCGGCAAACTCGCCAAACTCGGGCACGTTGCACCAACGGTCACTGCCGCCCCGCTGGATTCGTCGTATTGCGTCCAGGGAGGTTCGGGCGCCGTCCTGGGCGTGACGCTTGAAGAAGTGGACGACCCTCTCGGCTGCGGGCTTCGAGTTTGGCGCGTCGCATCTGTCCAGGTCATCAGCGGAGGCAGCGGCTATGTGGCCGACCAATACAGTGGGTGCCCGACTATCGCCTTCACCGCGGGCCTCAGCCGCGAGCCGCCAACACTGACGGCGAGTGCTACTGGGGGTTCCGGGGGCAGCCTGACAGTCTCAATCGCAGAAAACGCTGTCAGCCCAAAAACATGGCGAGTCTCGGGCATTGCGGTAGCGGCAGGAGGGAGCGGATACGCTGACGGAGCATCCGTCACGGTCACCGCCGCCGCCGGCGACACCACGCAGGCGGGCGCGACGGCCAGCGTGCGCACATCACGAGTCGCCCCGACGGTTGCCGTTAACCAACTGGGCGCACCGTTCTGCAACGGCACGGGAGCCGTCGTTACGGTCACGATGGCAGAAACAGCCAACTGGCAAGGCTCTGGCCGATCTGTGTGGCGAGCCACTGCATTCCAGGTCGTGAATGGCGGCTCTGGCTACGTCGAGTGGGATTTGTTTTTCGTCACCGTAACCGACGGAACTATGTCGGCGGAGGCGGACTGCTACGTCTTGTCCGTTGACGAGAACGGCGCCGTTCTGGAAGTTGAGTTGTCTTCCATGGGCGTGTATTACAAGAACACGGGCGTCATTGAGTCTGTCGTTGTCAGTAACGCAGGTCAGTATTACGGTGCAGACCCAGAACCAAACCCCATCACATTGCAGGAGGCATCAGCCCAGGTCGCGGAGGTTGACGAAAACGGCGCAATACTCAGCGTTGCCGTAACCGACGGAGGCGCGTACTACCGCGAAGTCCCGACAGTCGACCCATATGTCGCGACGCCCACTGTCACCATCACTGGGGGATACGGTTCCGGGGCCGTCATCGTACCCACAATCGACACGGACACCTCGAGCCCGACATTCGGACAAATCACATCTCTGGATGTCACCGACGGAGGATCGGGTTACCTCGCGTTGTGCGAGCGCACTCGATCAGTATCGTCCTGCGAAGACTGCCCGCCGCGCGACTTGCCTGAATACAGTCAGTGTGACCAGGCGTCCGCCGAAGGCCCGTGCGGCACATGGCAGCGAGTGGACTGCGACGAAGTCGACCCGGAATCCCCGTGCTGCGAGTCATGTCTGCCGGAGTGTTCTTTTGTTCCGCCGTCATGGAGCGGCCAAACGGCGGGTGGATACTACAGGCAGTCCACTCTGAACGTCGTACCAAACTCAATGTGGGGAGCGGCGCCTTACAGGCAGGACTGGACAGCCCCACCTGGATGCACGCTGTGGTGGGAGGAAATCAGAGTGAATCAGACAGAGGAAACGGCAAACCTCTGCTACACAAACCCCATTAACGGCAACAAATCCTACGCCTTTCGTACTTGGGTTCTCCACAGAGTGCTGCTGTTGGACTGTAGGACGCAGGAGGTGCGAGACATAACATCTGAAGCGCTTTCCGCTCCGTATGGCGGCGTGTTGTGCCTGTGGAACCTCCAGTGGCTTGGGAACACACCCCCGCCGTGCGACGAGGAGGACTGTATTGGCGACAACCCTGGGTTCCCAGGGGAAACATGGAGCATCGCGTGCCCATGAAAAACTTTGTGATCGCAGTGGAGCGAGGCGACAGGCCGCTAACATCTCAAGAACTATACGCCGCACTGTCAGATGGACGCGCGAGGATTATTTCTAGCAGCGACGACAGCAAAGACGGCGAGCCATCGGCGGCGGCTGTTGCCGCTCCATCCATGCTCTCTAAGGCCGCGAACTTCGCCACCTCGGCCGCGAAGCACATCGCCGCCGGGATGCCCCAGTGCAGCGACGCCGAGCGCGAGCGGCGGTTCGCCATCTGCCAAGGCTGCGAGTTCTACGACGGATCGGCGTGCTCGAAGTGCGGGTGCCCGGTCGTGCGGGAGTCGCGGTTCGTGAGCAAATTGTCATGGGCCAACGAGAAGTGCCCGGTTGGCAAGTGGGGGCCGGAGGAGGTCGGTTGACGCCTACCAGATCCATGGCACGATCCCGGAAACCACGGAGAACTGCCATGGCAAAGACCCCTGACATCGTCGCGGAGATCGCCCAGACAGTGCGGCGGCGGCAGTCGTCGCGATGGTACGAGCGGGCGGCGGCGGAGCACCGCGAGACCCTGGCCGCCATCGCGGCGGCCTACAAGGCTGGCCAGTTCGGTACGGCAACCAAGCCGGCGGCGGATGCGATCAGCGCGGTGCTCAAGTCGCGGGGGATCGCCGACATCGGATTCAACGGGGTGACGATTTGGCTCAAAAGCCTGTGAAGCAGATCGTGGCCGAGGTGGCTGCCAAGGCCGCCGGTGACAAGGGCCTCACGATCGAGGAGGTCACGAAGCGCGAGACCGCCGACGGGCTGGAGGCCCGCAGCGTCTCGGCCCGCATCCGCACGGTCGAAGACCTTCTGCGGCACATCGAGGCGGACATGGAACGCTTCGAGGTCGCCCAAAGCGAGGCCACGAAGTGGGAGGGGCTGACAGCAGACCGCGAGACCGGGCAGCCGGTCGTGACCGAGCTGCACCGCGTCCATGTGAGGCTCAAGCCGCGCGGCGGGCCGACCACGCGGGAGTGCGTCGAGGCGATGATCGAGGCGGCGAAGGCCGACATCCAAAAGCCGATCAAGCCGCGGCCACGGTACACGAAACAGACCGACCAGTGGGCCGTGCTCGTGCTCGCCGACCCACACTTCGGCAAGTACAGCTGGAGGCGGACTGCCGGGGCCGACTACGACCTCGACATCGCGGCCCGGCTTGTGCGGGAGGCGTCGGCGGAGCTGCTCGACACCGCGAACCGCTACCGTCCTGTGCGGCTGACGGTCGCCACGCTCGGCGACGTCTACCACTACGACTCGCCGGCCGGCACGACGACGAAGGGCACGCCGCTGGAGCGGGACGGCCGGCTCCAGAAGATGCTCAACGTCGGCACCGATTCGCTCCTTGCGATGATCGACGCCGCGGCGACGGTGGCCCCGGTGGACACGCTGGTCGTGAATGGCAACCACGACGAGACGCTCACCTATGGATTCCAGCGGATCCTCGTGGAGCGGTTCCGCAACGACCGCCGCGTGCGAGTGGAGCAGGAGTACACGCCCAGGAAATATCTCGACCACGGCAAGAACCTCCTCGGGTTCGCCCATGGCCACAAGGCCAAGCGCAAGCTGCCGCAGCTCATGGCGATCGAGGCGGCTCGCTGGTGGTCGAAGTGCCCGTACCGCGAGATTCACACCGGGCACCTCCACCACCAGGCGGCGGAGTGGTCGCGGCCGATCGAGACCTATGACGGCGTGCTGGTCCGCGTCGCCCCTGCCCTGTGCCCTCCCGACGACTACCACGCCGTCGAGGGCTTCATCGGCAACCGGCAAGCGATGGAGCTGTTCGTCTACGACGCGGGTGGCGGGCTCAACGCGATGCACGTGGCCGGCCCGAGGATGGAGGCATGAGGCTGCCCGACGACTACCTCGTGGCGTGTGAAAAGCGGGCGAGGCGATTCATGGGGCAGTGGACGGGCACGAGCGGTTCACTGGCGGCGGACGTGATGAGGCTATTGAAGGAGCGAAAGGAAATCATGGCGAGCATGGACGAAATCAATGCGGGCATCCGCGAAGCCGTGGCGGCCCGCATGGCTGGCACACCCGCCGACGACCAGAAGCTCGAGGGCTACAAGCCGCACCCGCTGGCGGGCTGCAAGCCGGCCGAGGCCGCGGCCGCCGCGGTGCTGTCCGACGTGTGGTCCTCCGGATGCGAGGCGTGCGAGGGCAGTCCGTTCGTGGCGAAGGCCCGCACGATGGAGGCTTCCTCGCGTGCCACCGCCTCGGCCGAGCCCGTGGCTCGCGAAGCCCTCGACATGCCGCCGGAGTTTCTCGACAGGATCAAGCATCTCGACATCAAGCCGGCCACGCCGACCGCACCCGCGGAGTTCAAGGTGGAGCGGATCGGTGCCACGATGAGCCAGGAGCAGCTGGATGCGGCATGGGCGGCGATCAAGAACCGTCGCGAGGAAATGATGGCGAGGATCCGCGGCGAGGGCGAGCCGATCCAGACGGAGGTCATCACGCCGCCGCAGCGGCCGCGGATCATCGGCCTCGCCGGCCCGGCCGGCTGCGGCAAAACTTTCGTTGCCAGCCTGGTGCCGGACGCCGCGGTGATCCAACTCGCCGACCCGATCTACGCGGCCCTGTCGGCGATTCTCGGGATACAGGACACCGTGCTGCGGCAGCGGGCGACCAAGGAACGGCCGATCGACTGGCTGGGCAAGTCGCCGCGGCAGCTGCTCCAGACCCTCGGCACCGACTGGGGCCGGACGCTGGTGGCCGAGGACATTTGGCTGCGAATCGCGAGGCGTCGGATCGAGGAACTGGCCGCCAGCGGTGTCTCGACGGTGGTGATCGCCGACGTCCGCTTCGACAACGAGGCGCGGATGGTGCAGGAGATGGGCGGCGAGGTCTGGGGCGTCGATCGTGGGCCGACCGCAGGCGTATCGCCGCATGTCAGCGAATCCGGCTTGTCGCCCGGCATGGTCGATCGCGTGATCGACAACACCGGCACGCCGGACCAGACCCGCGCGAACGTCGCCGCGATTCTCGCGAGCGAGTGATCCACCACCCCCTGATTCCCCGGGTGTTCCGCACCCGGGGCCATATCTGGACAGGCGTACAATGAAACGGAACCGAGGAGCGTGGCTGTGAGCGGACGAGTCGAGGAGTCGATGTTCCGCCGCACGGCCACCGGCCGGGAGGCGATGGCCCCGGCCGGCGAGACGAGCCAGCACGTCCACTACCAGCCGCTCCGACGGGCCGGCATCGGGACGATCACGAGCAAGAAGGGCGTGGACCGCGACTTCTACTACTACCTCTCCCTCACGCTGGCCGGGGCAGGCGGTGATCCATCGAAGGCGCTCGTGCCGTTTTGCACGCCCGCCCAGGCCAAGGAACTGCACGAAAAGGGACTGATCAAATGAGCGTTTCCGATGCCCCCGTCGCCGTCGCCTCGCACCTCCCCGCCTCCGGGCCGATCGCCCGGGCGGCTGCCTTCATCTATGCCGCCCAGTCCGCGGCTGCCGACGGCCTGACGTGGCGGGAGTTCGGCGAGTTGTCACTGGCCCTCGTGCGGTTGCTGGTCGAGAGCTACGAAGACGTCAAGGAAATGAGTGGCGAGGCGAAGAAGGCCGCCGTGCTGGTCGCTGTGGCCGACCTTTTCGACGCCGTCGCCGACAAGGCCGTTCCCACGGTCCTCTGGCCGGTGTGGATGCTCGCCCGGCCAGCGGTTCGATCGCTCGTCGTGGCCCTCGCTGCCGGTGCGGTGGAACAGGTCCTCTCACTCGTGAGGGCCTGATGCTCGACAACGTCCGGCTCCTCGTGGAATGGGCTCCCCTGCTCGGCTACGGCCGGCGGCTGTCGGCCGCCGCCGACGACAGCCAGCGGGCCGAGGTGATCGCCGACGCCCTGGAGTGGCTCGCGAGCAAGACCGGCAGCCGGCTGGATGACGAACTGACGGCTCACGTCGCGGCCGTCCTAAAGACTCCGCAGGGTGCGGCCCTCGCGGGATGGATCGCCGACAAAGCCGCCGACATGGAGCAGACATGAACTACTTGACCCTGGCCCAGATCGTGATCGCCACCGGCCTCGTCGGCTACGGCGTGGTGGTGGGTGTGCAGCAGCTCCGCGGCCGGCTTGGCCGGCGGACCCGAACGCCGGTGGACGACCTCCGCCTGGTGATCGACCTCGCGGCCCGGCTCCGCGACAAGGGGCACACCGATGCCGTGGCCGTGTGCGAGCAGCTCACGCATGAGCTGCTGAAGCCGGAGGCCCCGCAGTCGTGAGACCGCTCGCCTGCATCGCCGCCGGGCTTCTGCTGCTGACGCTGCCGCGCGTCGAGTGGGGCCGCGTGGACACGAGCGGGTCCGCGACGGCGGCGGTCTACGTCTACGAGAAGGACGACGGCGGCGTGCCGCCGTTCGTGGCCGTCGCGATCAACCGGCTCAACCGTGAGCGGAAGGTGGTCGCCACGCTCTTCGAGGACGACACGACCGACGGCGACGGCGACGTTCCGGACCAGTACCGGGCCGCCCTGGATGCGGCCCGCAAAGCGGGGCTCCCGGCCGTCGTCGCCCTGGCCGGCCGGACGGTGCTCCGGGTGACGCCGCGGCCGGGGAGCGAGGCGGCGGTGATGGAGGCCGTGCCGTGACCATCGACCCGCGCCTGATCGACGTCTTCCCGGCCGAGCACGACGGCTACCCGGCGAGCCTCGCGATCGAGGACACGCCCGACGCCCTGCGCGATGCCTGCGGCGACGCCTCGCGTGAGTTCCCGGAGGCCCTGTGGATCGAGCCGCGCGACTGGGTCGCGAAGGCCCGCGAGAACGACGCGGCCGGGGCGTGGGGGATGAACTTTATCGACAGGTTCACCAACCAGAACCCGACCCACGAATGCACCTGTCACAGTCTGCGGGCCAACGTCGAGGCCGCCCGCAACCGGGCGCGGGGCGTGAACTACGGCGGGCCACGGGTGGACTACCGTTACCCCGAGTCGCGCGAGTTCGGGTCCGTCTGGCTGTCGCCGCTCTCGGTCTTGGCCGAGGCCAACCCGCGGCAGTGGGGCGGAGCGAACGTCCGGCGCGTCCTGGAAATCGCTGTCCGCCGGGGGATGCTGCCGGAGACGGTGCAGCCCTACGACTACCAGTTCAAGCACGCGATGCCGGGGACGGCCGGCAAGGGCGGATTCAACCAGTCGCGCGGCCCGTGGACGCCGGTCTCGCGGTTCCCTGACGGGTGGGAGGAGACGGCGAAGAACTTCCGCCCGCTGGAGGTGATCTTCCCGGAGTCCTATGAGCAGGCCGTGTGCCTCGTGCTCCACGGCTACGTCGTGAGCGTGGGCCGCAATGGGCACGCGGTGCCGTGGGCGCGGTGGATGCCCGACCAGCGGCTCATGGCCTATCCGGATTCGTATGACATCGTGCGCTACGACTCCGAGCGGACCGCCAAGTCCGCGTGGCAGGGATCGTTCGCCGTGGCGTCCGTGACTCTCCCCGATGACTGGAGCCGGCCCGCCGGGTGAAACCCATGAAATCCCCTTTCCTCGCGCTGTTTTTCGCCTTGTTCTGCGCGACCGCCGCGGCCGCCCCGTGCGGCAACTGCCACGGCGACCGCGTCGTCGGCCCCGGCCCGGTGCGGTTTGCGTGCCCGGTGTGCGACGGTGCCGGCGAGCTGCCCGACCCGCCGGCGCCCCTGGCCGCGGCCGCCGCCCCCGGCCCACGGCCCGCCGTCTGCCGGATCGAGTGCGGGGCAGGCCCGTCCCGCGACTGCGGCAGCGGCGTGCTCGTCGAGGCCCGTGACGGCCGGGCGAAGGTGCTCACCGCCTGGCACGTGGTCCGCGACGGCCGGAACGCGATCACGATCCGCTGGCCGGATGGCACGAGCGGCACGGCCCGCGTGACCGCGTGGGATTCCGCCTGGGATCTGGCGGTCCTCTCGACCGCGGCCCCCGCCGCCGCCCCGGTGCCGATCGCGGCCCGGCCCCCGGCCGTCGGCGACCGGCTGACGCTCGCCGGCTACGGGCCGGTGCCGTTCGTCTACCGCGAGGCGAGCGGAGAGGTGACCCAGTTCGTCGGGCCAAGCCGGCACCCCATGCACATGGTCGAGGTTCGTGCCGCGGCCCGGCAGGGCGACTCCGGCGGTCCGATCTTCAACGCCCGCGGCGAGGTGGTCGCGGTGCTGTGGGGATCGACCGGCGGACTGACTGCCGGGAGCCATGTCGCCGAGATCCGGCGGATGATGGGCCAGCCGGTGGCCGCCGCCGTCTGCCGGGACGGGAGGTGCGAGCGATGACCGACGCCGATTACGTGTGGGCCGAGCTGGCCCGCCACCCGATCCGGCGATCCATGCTCGGCCGCGAGCGGTGCGACGAGATCGTCTCGACGGCCCGCAGCAAGATGCCGCCCGACCGCGTGATGGTGGCAGCCCGCGGCAGCAACACCACGCGATACATCCGGTCGGAAGTGGAGCGTCAGGTCCGCGACGAATACGCCCAGCGGGCGGGGTTCGCGTTCATGACCATGCTCCTGTGGTGGGCCATCGGGGCGATCGTGCAGGCACTTGTGAAGAAGTGGTGGGAGGACGACCAGTGACACAAAAGACGAGCGACGCGATCGACGTCGGCATCCGTATCGCCCGAGAGTTCGGCTTCCCTGTGGTCGTCGCGAGCGTGGTGCTGTTTTGCGCCCGCGAGGCGGCGACCGCGCTCCATCACACCGTCGTCGTGCCTGTCGTCGAATCGCACGCGACGTTCCTCAAGCAGACAAGCGAAACTCTCCAGGGCCTCGGTCGTGCCCAGGAGCGGCAATCCGAGACGCTCCGCGAGTTGGCCGAAGCCCAGCGTGAAATCCGCGAAGCCGTGACGGGAGGGCAGCGGTGACCGACGACGGCCTCGCCTCGCTCCAGGCCCACGTCCGGGCCACGCTCGGCTCCCGGGTCCACTACGCGCAATCCTGGCGGGTGGACGAACTGACGCGGCTGGTGGTCCGCCATTGGCCAAGCCGCCACCTCGAGGACATCGAGCGGCTCGGCGGCGAGAACCACAAGGCGATCGACCACGTGCTCACGCTCGTGCGGGCACAGGTCCGCGAGCGGTGGGAGGCGGCCCACGGCGTCGGGCCGCTGTGGCCGATGCTCCTTGCCGGCACGACGTCGGCTATCTGTCAGGTGCTCCTCGGCCTGTGGTGGAGCACGCCGTCCTGGCGGGTGCAGCTGGAGCAGATGGCGAGCAAGGTAGACTGACGGAGACGACTTCCTGCCGGCCGGCGACGATTCCACCGTCGTCTATGGTGCCGTCCGGCGGGATGGGCCGACACGTACCGCAGCCCGACAACGGCTTGGCGACGGGTGGGGCGGCCCTGTGGCTGAAACCCCGAGCCGCTGCAACACGCGGCCGGGTCGCCGGCGGGAGCCCCCATCCGCGCCGCTGCGGCCGCTGCCGGGTGGGGGTGCTCCCGGCAGCGGCACCGCTCACACTGCTTTTCGGTCGCCAGGCGGCACCGACAACGGCCGCGGCGACACGCCGCGGCGGGCGGCCGCGACCTGGGCCGGATCGACGTAGGACGCATAGGCGACCTTCGACCCCGGGGCGTGGCCGAGGTGCCGCGGAGCGGCCCCCGGCTCCTGGATCTCCACATCGGTCGCGGACGTTCGCCGGACCCACTTCCAGGTGCCAGGGCGGACGCCGGCCCGCCGGACCAACGTCCGGACCTGATCGCTGAACGTCTCGTGCGAGCCGAGCCACGGCGTGACCAACTCGCGGGGGCGCCGCACGAGCGAGGCCCGCAGGGCGGTCATCGTCGCCTCCGATAACTGGAACACCGTGAACCGGCCGGTCTTGTGCTGGTCCCACGCGACGACGCCGTCCTCGGTCACCTGATCGACGCGGAGCCGGCGGACCTGGTCCTCCCAGCGGAGGCCCGAGTCATAGGCGACCCGGATCGCGAGTGCCCACCACTCCGCCCGCCGCAGGCCGCAGCGGTGCCACCGCGGGAGCGACCGGCAGGCAACCAGGAGTCGCTCGATCTCGTCGCGGGTCCAGGCGACCGGGGCCTGATGCGGCACGCGGACGCGGCGGACCCGCCGCATCAGCGACACCGGATCGACGAGGCCGTCGTCCACGGCGGATCGCCACAGGCTCAACACCATCTGCCGCTTGGAACGGGCCGTGCTCGGCTTGACGGTCTGCCCGTATTCGGCGAGCCACGACGACACGAGTTGCGTGTCGAGTTCATCCAGACGGACAGGGTGCCCGGCCCAGCGGTCGAGGAGCCGGACGACGATCTCATACTGCCGCAGCGACTCACGATCGAGCGGATGCGTGAGCGCGTATTGGCCGACGTAGTCGGCGAGGGTCTGCGGGGCAACGTGGCGAATCATGGATGCACCATCTGATGTAGTTCGCATCCATCGCGAGACAAGCCGCTTCATGCGGCAGTGGTGGCCGAAACTCCAGAATCTTTCCGCACAATCAAAACAATCCCTACAGGGGAATGACCCCCTCGGTACGGCATCGGTCTACGGAACCGAAGGTTGAAGGTTCGAGCCCTTCCGGGTGTATTCGGCTCCTCGATTGACCATAGGATCAGTCTGGAGTCGGTGCAAAGAATCGGCACCGGAGGGCGGAAAATGGCCACGGCAAGCGAGCGACACCCCGGCGGATCACCCCGCAGCCTGAAGCGGTGCGCCCTGGGAATCCGCATCGAACGATTGGCCGCGTTGAAGGGCCTGCACCTGGACGAAGTCGCGGACGCCGCTGGGATCACATTCCCCACCCTGCACCGGATCTGCACCGGGCGCATCAAGTCTCCGAAGCTGGAGACCGTCAAGGCCATCGCCACGGCCCTCGACGTCAAGCTCGACAAGCTGGCCGAATAGGCTTTTTCTCGGTCATTTCGCACGTGCAAGAACTGCTGTTGACATAGTTATTGCATGGCCGTAATCTCCCGCCCAACGTCGATCACCGCGATCGACGGGAACCAAGGCGAGGGACGCGCCGATGGCAACGAGCAAGAAGCAGTCGGCCGCCCGGAAGGGAGGTCGAGATGTTCAAGGACGAACGCGATTTGCGACTAGGGCAACGCGGCGGGGAGTTCAGCCGGCAGCCGGATCCCAATCCGCTCCAGATTCGGGCCGCCTGTGCGGTGATTCGCATGGGCTGGAGCGAAGCCGAGCGGATCAGCCGTGCCCAGTTCAGCGAGTACCGGTGGCAGGCACCGCACTGCCCTGCGGATCTGCGCGAGATGCTCAACGGCTCCGGCTGATCGAGGACGCCATCGCGGCCGGCTACGACATGGTCGGCCGGCTGCACCGGTGCAAGGACTGCCGGAGCGCGCTGCCGCTGGCGGATGCCATGCGGATGCCGATCGAGAAGCGGCTGACGCTCGGCGACAACCTCGCAGCCTACGACGTGATCGTCGAGGCCCGCGACCGGCTGACGGCCGTGCTGCCGCAGTTGGGCGTGGCCCTCATCGACGACGCCGTGGCCCTGGATCGGCTCCGCGAATTGGAGCGGCTCAAGCCGGCCTACGGCTCGGCCCCGATCATCGCCGGCGGCAGGCAGGCCGGCGAGCAAGTCAATCAGGAGACCGCGGGCTCGGAAGCCAGCGGGAAGGAGTGCCGTAGGACCGGCACATGCAAAGGAGCGTGCCCGCGAGCCACGGTTGGCCAGCGGGGAGGGAGGAACAAGGCGTGCTGATCTTGAGCAGGAAGATCGACGAGGGGCTGGTGCTCACCTGCCCCGACGGCACCCGGATCGACGTCATGGTGACCGACATCCGCAAGCTGGCCAGCGGCCGGCCTGTGGCCAAGCTCGGCATCACGGCACCGGCCGCGGTGCTCGTGCGGCGGGACGAACTGCCGGAACTGCATGTCTACACGGAGGGCACCACGGATGTTGCCACGGGCGATTCGGACGGGTGAGCAGAGGCAAAGCGTAGGGCGACTGTCCTACCGCTACGCCAAAGCGGTCGAGGTGGTGAAGGTCGCGCGGCTGCTCGTGCAGCGGATGCGGCACACAGGGATGAAGGGTCATTACGTGATTCCACCGGAGGTCGTGCTGCGGTTGTGCGTTGCAATCGACGAGCACGCCGAGAAGGGAGGCGAAGAATGGGACTGAAGATTGTTCGCGGGAAGCAGCGGCCACCGCTGCGGGTTGTGATGTACGGTGTCGAGGGAATCGGGAAGACGACGCTCGCGTCGCAGTTCCCCAAGCCCATCATCCTCGACACGGAGGATGGATCGGCGCACCTGGATGTCGACCGCGTGCCGTGCCGCACGATGGCCGACCTTCAGGGTGCCATGCACTCGCTCGTGCGGGATCCCGAGGGCTACCAGACGGTCGTGATCGACTCGGCCGACTGGGCCGAACGGATGGCCCAGGAGCAACTCCTGCGGGACGAGAAGAAGGACTCGATCGAGCAGTTCGGGTTCGGGAAGGGCTACGTGATGCTGGCCGAAAGGCTGTCGCGGATCCTGGCCCTCGCCGACCAGCTGCTCGCCCGCGGGCTGAACGTGGTGTGGGTGGCTCATGCCAAGGTCGTGCGGGTGAGCCCGCCGGACCAGACCGACGGGTTCGACCGCTGGGAGTTGAAGCTCCACAAGCAGGTGGCCCCGCTGTTCAAGGAATGGGCCGACCTGCTGCTGTTCCTCAACTACCGCACGATCGTCACCGAGGGGGACGACGGCCGCATGAAGGGCCGCGGCGGGAAGGAGCGGATCATGCACTGTCAGAGGTCGGCGGCATGGGATGCCAAGAACCGGTTCGGCCTGCCGGAGTCGATGCCCATGAGCATCGACACGCTCCGGCCGCTGTTTACGGGTACGGCCCCGGCGGCGGCACCAAGCGACGAGCCGCCGCTACACGAGCGGATGGCCACGTTCATCGCCGAGGCGAAGACGGTGGCCACGCTGGGCAAGGTGGGCGACAAGATCGACGCCTACGAATCCGACGGCCAGCTGACCGCCGACCAGGCGGACGCCCTGCGGGCGGCGATCGCGGCCCGGCACGACGTGCTCGAGCCGAAGGAGGCCGCCAATGTCGTGGCATGACGCGGCCCCGTGGCGGGCCAAGCGGAAGGCCGAGATCACGACCGCGGCCGAGCGGCTGGCGGACGTGGAGCGGAAGTGTCGGGCCGGCGACCTGGGGCTGCACGAGGCCCTGATCGCGGCTCATGCAATCGGGATCGAGGCGGGCCGGGCGAACCCGGTCGTGACGCGGATCGGTGAGACCCATAGCCCAGAGGTGCAGACATGAGGTTCGACAGGTACGACGCGGGATACGAGGCGGGAGACGACTTGCTCCCGGACGACACGCATGAGTGCGAGATCGTCAAGCGGAAGGAGTGGCAGGCCAAGGACGGCAGCCGCGAGGCCCTGATCGTCACCTTCCAGGCGGTCGAAGGCACGTATCAGCCGGTGGAGAAGTGGTTCAACCCGGAGGAGAAGCGGGACCACAAGGCGGCCATGCAACTGGCCGACGCGATCGGGCTGCCGAGGGATGCGGCGTTCGACGACTCGATCATCGGCCGGCGCGTGCGGGTCACGACGGCTCGCGGCGTCAGCAAAAAGACCGGCGAGCCGGTGGTGTATTGCAACGCCTTCGCGGCCTCGTCGGCCCCGGCCTTCGAGCAGTACCGCGAGCCGGAGCCGGCGAAGGCCGTGGCCAAGAGAACGCCGACCCAGAAGGCCGACGCGGCCTCCGGCACGACCAACAGCGACGACATCCCGTTTTGAGGTGCGACATGGCGATGCGATTCCGGGTCTATGTGCATGGTCCAGGACTGACGGCCTGGACGTCGAAGGGCGAGGCGGTGGAGTTCCAGGGCCGGCCGATGGTGCGGCTCGACCACGGCACGATCGTGGACGCGGCCGACTACCACGCCACGCTGGCCGAGGCCAAGCGGGCAGCGGCAGATCGGATCGAGGTGATGCGCCAGGAGCTGGCGGACCAGGCCGCGGAGCTGCGGAAGGAGGCGGACGCATGCTGACCGTCGAAGAGGCCGTCGAGGCGATCCGCACGGCGACGGACTGGCACTTCGCGTCCATGATCCGGAACGACGTCGCGATGGAGGCCATGCAGCGGAAGCGGCCCGAGGCCGACGCGAACGCCGCGAGGGCGGCGTTCTTCGAGCGATGGGGGCACGAGCTCGTCGACGCGGCCCGACAGGTGCCGCGAGGAGAATCGCCCGTGTCTGGCAACTGGGGAGACTGAAACACCGGCCGCTCCCGGCCGAAGTGGCTGCTGGCATCAAGGCCACAGGGAGGACGCCGCGGGCGGTCGTCTGACAACACCCGCAGCAGGAGCCGGTGGTCACTCCGGCCGGTGATCCTGCCGCGCCCGGCGTATCCGGGCAAATACACGAAGGAGCGTGAGGTATGAGCGACTACTACCCGCAGACGATCGACTACGGCCCGCTATTCTCGCAGCCGCGAGCACGGGCCACCGACCCCGCGACCTCGCACGCGGCTGCGAAGCGGGCGGCGAGCACCGCCGGCGGGCACCGCGAGGCGATCGTCGAGGCCCTGGTCGGCGGGCCGGCCGGGCAGAGCGAGATCGCCAAGCGGACCGGCCTGACGGTCGCCGCGGTCAGCAAGCGGCTCAAGGAGCTGCGGGACGCGGGGCGGATCGAGCGATGCGGGGAGTGCCGGTCGGGGACCGGCGGGCGTGAGGCGATGTATCGGAGGATCGAGCGATGAACGGAGACACAATCACTGGAGTGGTCCTCGGAATCGGAGCACCAAACAGGACTCACGACGGCCGCGCAGTTCAGTGCGGAATCGTTCTCGGTGACGACCATGGGCTGTGCCGCGTTTACGCCGATTTTGGCGGAGTGATGGAACGAATCAGCGTTTGGGATCGCGTGCAGTGCAGTGTTCACGTGCACGCCGGCGACAACCGAGTTGAGAGTTGGAAACTCATTGAGGCGGACATTATCGGAAACGTCGAGTCGTCACATGAAAAGAGGGCGATCCTCGATGCCTGCGTTTTGGATTGCGGAGACGATGACCCTGTTGACTACATGAACAGGGAGCGAAGGAGCGTCGGCATTGTTCGCCAGTCGCTGACAGGGATCGGGTACGGAATGGAAGTCCGCGAGTTCGACGAATCACCAGACTGGGTGATGACGCAACGCGAGACTCCACAGCGGCCTTACATCTGGTGGAAGAGTTCGGCTGGAAAAAGGCATGACCATCAGTTGTGTGCACATGAGGCGTACGAGTGGCTGCGAAAGAACCCATCCAACACTTCACAGCTCTGGTCAAACCTCAGGATCGAGGACATCGACTACACGAAGTGGTTTGTTATCGGCAACACGAAAGACAAACGAAACGTGTGGGTCGTTGTCCACGTTCACCGTCTAAAAAAAACGACTCAGCAACCTACGCTCGCAAACTGCTCGATAGACGCTGGAAGGCCAAGCGGGTGGCCCTATTTGCCGCTCGCGGATCTGCGTGCGAGGCGTGTTGCATCGACGGGGCAGCAACTGTTGTTCACCACTTGAGATATGACGCCGACCTGGAGCCTTGGGAGTACCAAGACTCTGACTACCTGCTCGTTTGCCGAACCTGTCACGAAAGGATTCATGGACGATGAAACACCACCCGATAGCCGACGTGTGGCCGATGATGGAAGAGGACAAGCTCCGCGAGCTTGCCGACGACATCCGCAAGAACGGCCAGCTCGTTCCGGTCTGGCTGTACGATGGCAAGATCCTCGACGGCCGGAACCGATACGCGGCGTGCAAGATCGCCGGCGTAGATCCGAAGACAAAGGAATACACCGGCGACGAGCCGACTGCCTTTGCCGTGGCGATGAACGACCGCCGGCGGCACATGAACAAAGGGGCGCTGGCTGCGGTTGCGGCCGAGCTCGAGCCACACTTCGCGGCCGACGCGAAGAGGAGGCAGATTCGGAAGCCGAAGTGTGAATCTGTTGTGGAAAAAGTTCCACAACAAGCGCCGAGAAAGGCACGCGAAGAGGCTGCCGCGTCGGTCGGCGTGAACGACCGCTATGTGTCCGACGCCAAGAAGGTCAAACAGGAAGCCCCAGAGGTGTTCGAGCGGCTCAAAGCCGGGAAGATCACGCTTCAGGACGCAAAGCGCGAGGTAGCCAAAAAGCCGACAGACGATTGGCGGAAGGACGAACGGGACCGCCAGGCTGAAGTGCAGTCTGGCCTGACGGTTGTGGCCAATGCTTCAGCCGACAAAAACCTCATCGCTTGGGCTGAAGGCGAGCAGCTGGCGGTCCGCATCGACCGCAGTACGAAGTACGGAAATCCGTTTGTGCTTAACGAAGACGGCGACCGTGACGAGGTGTGCGATGCCTATGAGCGGCACTATCTGCCACACAAGCCGTCGATCACGGAGCGTATCGAGTCTGGTGATCTGACCGGCAAGGTGCTTGTGTGCCATTGCTATCCGCAGCGATGCCACGGCGATTGCTTGGCCGCCGAGGCGAACTCTGTGTCCGTGAAGTAAAAGGAGGTCACGGATGGCCGGTGAATGGCTCGCAATCGACATCGGGCTCCCAGACGAGCCGGAGGTCCAGGAGCTGATCGACGTCACCGGCCATCCGGTCGAGTACGTCTGCTTCCGGCTCTACCGGCTCTGGGGATGGGCCTCGATGCACTGTGCCGACGGGACGGCCCGCATGACGATCCCGAGGCTGGTCAGGACATGCGGAGGGGATGATGCCTTCTGGCAGGCCGTGGCGGCCGTCGGGTGGCTGGAGATCGACGAGACGGCCGCTACCGTGACGATCCCGAAATGGGACCGCCGGTTCAGCCAGGCGGCCAAGGCGAGACTCCAGCACCAGGACCGTGCCAAGGCCCAAAACGAGCGGGATCCGGACCGTCGGAAGCGGCCCGGGACTGCCTGCGCTCAAGCGCAGTCACCGCCTGCGCCGCCGCGCAGTAGAGGAGAGGAGAGGACAGGAGAAGTTCCTCCTCCTCCGCGCGAGGCTTCGCAGGACGGTCCGGCAAGCTGGGAAACCCTCCGGGATGCCTGGAACAATGGGCCGGGGAGGAAGTGGAAGCCCGTACAGGCCCCTGACGGGGCCGCAGACAGGCTTTTGGAGCCTGGGTGGCTCACGGATGCCCTGGAGGCGATCGGCCGTCTACGGGCCTGCCGGTACTTCGATACACCAGTGGCCCTCGGGCAGTTCGTGAAGCCGGGGTTCGTCGCCAAGGTGCTCGGTGGGCAGTACGACACGCCGAAGGCCAGGCCGGCGTCAGCCGGCCGGCTGGACGAACGGCCGCCACCGCAGGCGTTCACCGGCGACGACGCGGCCAGGTTCGAGGCCACGAAGCGGGCGATGGCTTCCAGGATCCGGGAGTCGGCATCGTGACCTGGAACCAGATCGAGAACCAGCCGCGCGACCGGCGCGGCCGGGTGGCGCTCACGCCGCGGCAGCGGCAGGTGGTATCGGCCATCCGCCGGCTGACCCGCGACCACGGCTACCCGCCGACGATTCGCGAGCTGGCGGAAGACCTCGCCATCGCAGGACCGAATGGCGTGAAGCAACACCTGCTGTTCATGGCCCGGAAGGGCTGGGTGACGTGGAACGAGGGCAAGGCTCGCACACTACGGCTCGTGGGAGAATGACGGCATGGGAATCGTGATCGGGATCGACCCGGGCGTGAGCGGTGCGGTGGCCGCAATCTGGGGAGACGCAATCGAAGCGTTCGACATGCCCACCGTCGAGGTGCGTGGCAAGCGGCACGTCTGCCCACATGGGCTGCGGGAGATCCTCGCTGGCCAGCCAGGCGACATCGACGCCGTCGTGCTCGAGCACGTGCAGGGCGTGCAGGGCACGGGGGCGACGTCTGCGTTCAGCTTCGGCCGCTCCTTCGGTTTGGTCGAGGGCGTGGTGGCAGGGCTGGCCCTGCCGCTCGTGCTCGTGCGACCGCAGGCATGGACGAAGGCCCTCGGGGTGTCTCGTGACAAGGGAGCCCACAGGCAGGCAGCGGCCAACCTGTGGCCACGGCAGGCGTCACTGTTCGCACGGGTGAAGGACGACGGGCGAGCGGATGCCGCGCTGCTGTGCCATTGGTGGATTCGGCATGGGAATGGCACGGCGGTTGCTCATGGGGTCGAGGGTGAGGTCGGTTGACGGGCGTGCGAAAACCCCTAGAAAACAAGGACGAAACGCACATGGCATACGAAAAACACGGGCGAAACGCGGTTTTTAGTCGCGGCCGACGGGTCCTCCCGGCCGCGGCACGCCGCGTGCCCCGGCTGCGAAATCCACTTTTGCCGACTGACTTTCTTTCCAAAGGCCAAAACCCATGAAAATCCGCGACCGAATCCGCGAACTACGCCGCGTGCCCGCCTCCGACTTGCGGCCGAACCCCAAGAACTGGCGAACCCACCCCAAAGCCCAGGCGAACGCCCTCCGCGGCCTGTTGTCGGAAGTTGGGATGGCTGACGCCGTTCTCGCCCGTGAACTGGAGGACGGTTCGCTCATGCTCATCGACGGGCACCTGCGGGCAGAGACGATCGGCGAAGAGGAAGTTCCGGTCCTGGTCCTCGACGTCAACGAAGCAGAGGCCGACAAGATCCTCGCGACCCTCGACCCGCTGGCCGCGATGGCGGAAGCCGATGCGGCCAAGCTGGACGCGATCCTCCGCGAAGTCGATACCGGTTCGCCGGACGTTCAGCAGCTGCTTGCGGACTTGGCAAAAGAAGAGGGCTTGTACCGTGATGCTGATGAGCAGCCAGCACCAGAATCATCAACGGAGGAGATCGACCCGGATGAGTTCTCAATGCAGTGCAAATGCCCGAGGTGCGGCTTTGAGTTTGACCCCCCAAAACCCTGATTGTGCATGGTCGCTTGCCGACCTTGCAGCTGTGCCGAAGAACGGCATTGCCGTCATGTCTACGTTCGCCTGCGGCGGCGGATCGTCGATGGGCTACAGGCTCGCAGGCTGCGACGTAATCGCGGCTAATGACATCGACCCCGAAATGGCATGGCACTACAAGCGGAACCTCAACCCAAAGCACTACTTCCTTTGTCCGATTCGTGACTTGCTCACGATGGAATTGCCGAGCGAACTGCATTCGCTCGACATCCTTGACGGCTCGCCGCCGTGCTCGACGTTTAGCATGGCTGGCAGCCGTGAAGACGCATGGGGCAAAGAGAAGCACTTCCGTGAAGGGCAGGCGAAGCAAGTGCTATCTGACCTGTTCTTCGACTACCTTGACTTGGTTGCCCGGCTGCGGCCGCGCGTCGCGATTGCCGAGAACGTCAAGGGCATGATCCTCGGCAACGCCAAGGGCTACACGAAACTTGTGATGGCTCGTTTTCGTGAGATCGGCTATCGGCCGCAACTTTTCCTCGTCAACGCTGCCGACTGCGGAGTGCCGCAGCGGCGTGAGCGGGTGTTTTTTTGTGCGGTTCGCAATGACATGGACGCGCCGCCGTTAAAGTTAGAGCCGAAGCATCGGTGGATTCCTGCGGGTGAAGCGTGCGCGGATTTGCAAAAACTGACGGAAGCCGAAATGAAAGAAACGGCGCCGAGCGATCGCGACCGCAAATGGTGGAACAAAACAAAGCCTGGCGACAGCTACGCGACCGCAATCATGCAACACGAAAACCGCACGTCGTGTTTCAACACGATCCGATTGCACGCAAAGCAGCCTGCTTGCACGCTTCCTTCGGTGTGTGACCAAATCCAGCACTGGAGCGAAATGCGTCGCCCGACTTTCCGCGAATGGAAGCGACTTGGCTCTTTCCCCGACGACTACCACGCCAAAACCGACAAGATCGGCAAGTACATGATCGGCATGAGCGTCCCGCCTCGCATGACTCAAGCCGTTGCACAAGCCGTAATTTCGCAGTGGCTTTGCAAAGCGTAACCAATGGCCGACAGCAAAGCGGTCGCCGCTGCAAAAAAAAAGGTGCTGGCCCAACTCCGCGTTCTTCGCGAAGCAGAGAAGCGGGCCGGCGGTGGCAGCCGTTCTGCCTACGAATCGCACCGCGAGCGGGCCGCGGCTCGTGCCGCCGAACTGTCCGAATCCGGCCGTGACATCGGCGAGATGCCGAAAGTCGTGAACCAGGCCCGCAAGGATGCGGCGCGGGCATCGTTCCGATCGTTCTGCGAATCCTACATGCCGGCGACGTTTTGCCTGGAGTGGTCCGACGACCACCTGGAGACGATCGCGGCGGTGGAGGCCGCGGTGATCCGCGGCGAGCTGCTGGCGTTCGCCATGGCCCGCGGCTCCGGCAAAACGTCGCTCGTGGAGGCGGCGGCGCTGTGGGCCTTGCTCTACGGCTACCGCGAGTTCGTCACGATCATCGGCAGCGATGAAGGGCACGCCTCGACCATGCTGGACAGCATCAAGGTCGAGTGCGAAACCAACGAGCTGCTCCTCGAGGACTTCCCCGAGGCGGTGTTTCCGATCGTGGCCCTGGAGCGGATTCACCAGCGGGCGAAGGGGCAGCTGTACCGCGGCAAGCCGACCCACATCCAGTGGACGGCCAACGAGGTGCAATTCCCGACGATACCCGGTTCGCCGGCCTCCAGCGGCATCATCCGCGTGGCCGGCATCACCGGGCGGATCCGAGGCATGACCGCGAAGCGGGCGGCGGACGGACGCAAGGTCCGGCCCTCGCTCGTGCTCATCGACGATCCGCAGACGGACGAATCCGCCCGCAGCCCGTCCCAGGTGGCCAACCGCGAAGCAGTGCTCAAGGGGGCGATCCTTGGCTTGGCCGGGCCGGGCGTGAAGATCGCCGGCCTGGCGACCGTGACTGTCATCTGCCCGGACGACCTGGCGGACCGGCTCCTGGACCGCGAGCGGCATCCGGCCTGGCAGGGCCGCCGCTTCCGGCTGGTCTACCAGTGGCCGACCGCGACCGCCCTGTGGGACGAGTACGCGGAACTACGGCGGCGTGGTCAACGAGACGGCCATGGCACGGCCGCGGCCGACGAGTTCTACGCCAAGCACCGCGAGGCCATGGACGCCGGAGCCAAGGTCGGCTGGCCAGCCCGCAAACAAGCCGACGAGTTGTCGGCGATCCAACACGCCTGGAACCTCCGCATCGACCGCGGCGAGGCGGCGTTTGCTGCCGAGTTCCAGAATGACCCCCTGGAAGACGCCTCCAGGGCGGACGGGCTCCAGCCGGCCGACGTGACCAGCCGCATCATCAACGTCCCGCGCTGGACCGTGCCGCGCGGCCTCGACACGCTCACGGCGTTCGTGGACGTCCAGAAGGAGCTGCTCTACTGGGCCGTCGTGGCCTGGGGCCACCAGTTCCGCGGGCACGTCGTGGCCTTTGGCACGTACCCGGACCAGGGCCGGGCCTACTTCACCCTCCGCGATGCAAAGAAGACGCTGTCCCGCGCCCACGGGGCGAACGTCGAAGCGGCGATCCTGGCCGGCCTCGAGGCCCTGGCCGGCGATCTGCTCGAGCGGGAGTTCACCCGCGAGACGGACGATGCCGTCCTCCGCGTGGGCCAGCTGTGCATCGACGCGAATTGGGCACAGTCGCAGGGCGTGGTCAGAGACTTCGCCCGCCGCTCCCGGTGGGGGCCGCGGGTGCTGCCGACCCACGGCCGCTTCGTGGGGGCCAGCGGGCAGACGATCAGCGACAAGGCCCCCGACCGCGGCGAGCGGATCGGGGCCAACTGGCGGACGAGCACCATCCAGCGGCAGCGGCACATCCTCTACGACACGAACGCCTGGAAGACGTTCGTGGCCGCCCGCGTCAAACTGCCGGTCGGCGACCCGCAAGGACTGACCGTCCACGCCGGCGAGCACGACATGCTGGCGGAGCAGCTGTCGAGCGAGGTGCCGGTCCGCGTGGAAAGCCGGCAGCGGGTGGTGGATGAGTGGCGGCTGATCCCCGGCAGGGATAACCACCTGTGGGACTGCCTGATCGGGGCGGCGGTGGCGGCGAGCTACTCCGGCGTGTCGGCGATCGGTGCGGATGGTTCGCCGGCGGCCCCGGCCCGCGTCATCACCGCGGAGCAGATGGCCGCCAGGCGGGCGGAATTGCTGGCCAAACTCGGCCGATAGCCTCGGTTGACGGCTGCGGGATCCGTGCGAGCCTGCGGGTGGTTCGGTTTCACCCTTGCTGAAAGGACTCCAGCATGAAGTTTCTTACGCTCGTGGCCGCCCTGCTCTGCACCACCGCGATCGCACAGGACGTGATCGTGGCCCCGCGGCGGTCGGTCGTCATCTCCGCCCAGGACCACGCCACCGTGATCGCTCGACGTGGCACGCTCGTGCATTCGTCGTGCGGCCAGTACGAGGGCATCGGCTCCGGCTCGACGCCCGATGCCGCTCGACGGAACTGCTGCTACTTCGGCCGTCGGCCGATCGTCGAGGAAGGCGTGGCCTACTCGCCGGCTCGCCGGCAGTGGTTCGCTGTGATCCGGTATCGGTGACCGCTGGCGGTGGCCGGCCGCGGACGCCCATGCCGCGGCCGGCCTGCCGCCCTGCCTCAAATGAAAGACATCGTTTCCATGCGTGGTGACGCCGAGATCGCGCGGCTGCGACTCCAGGCGGCGCACGCGGAGGTGGAGCGGCTGCGACTCACCGACGCGGAGCGGGAGGCACCAATGGCTGACGCCGCCGACTGGCTGCGGCACGCTGTCGCCAGCGGCGCGATCCAGGTCGCGCAACTGGAGTCAGAGATCGAGCGCCTGCGGCTCACCGACGCGGAGCGGGATGTTTTGGCAACCGTCAGGGACATCTACGCATCGCATGACGATGACGATTCTTGCAGCAGGATCGCGGCGGTGATTGATGGCCTGCTGGAGCGGACGAAGTGAGAACACCAGCGATCAGCGGCGCAGTCCGCTGCATCGCGTGGTTCTCACAACAAGAACGGAAATATCTCATGGCAAGAAACTACGACTACAACGGCGACCCGTGCGGCGAGTTCGGCACGGCCCTGCGAGAAGTTAACAAACTGCAAGACGAGATCGCCCGGCTGCGGCTCACCGACGAGGAGCGGGAGGCGATTGAGCGGCTGTGTGAGGCCGCCAATGACATAATCTCCGATGACAGGACGGTCGGTGGAAGCCACTGGCAAGAGGACGAGGCGGCGGTTGCTGTGGCGCGCGGCCTGCTGGAGCGGACAAAGTGAGAACGCGGGCGATCAGCGGCTCGCAGCCTTGGGCGATCCACACCGATCGATTTTATCGCGAGTCCGCTGCATTGCCTTGTTATGGGCGAACCCTCCATTCCGAAGGATCATTGCGCCCGGGCGTACCCTACCGCGCTGCCGGCAGACAGACAACCTCGGGCGGACGCGACTCTTGACGGGGACGCCA